TTTTCCATGTTAGTAATCCTTCCGTAACCAATAAGACGCAATAAGGGCGTTAATTGCCGAACAAGAACCAAGGCATTGCGCCTAGTGTTGCAAAGGATAAGAGACAGAAAAGAAAATATGCGGTCTCTGTTATGATATAAGAGATATTGTAAAGCATGGTAGTTACTCCTAGTTGAACAAGTTAGTCATTAGTAACCAATTAGAGATACTTAAGGGAATGAACTGCTAGATTGACATGAAAAGTGGCCCATCCCGTATGGCCTGATTTTAGTGAACTCTTAGCGCGGTTAAGCATTTTAATTGTAAAGCGGAAAGCATCGATAACTGACTGGCGTTGACCTTGCGCTTTAGCTAACTGATAGTTGCCTAAAGCATGGCCTAATGTTTTGTTGAGTTGCTGCATGTCCATAGTAGTATCTCCTAGTGATTTGTTTGCCGATAAGTGATAATAACCTATGTATAACCAATTGCAACAACAAAAATAAAGACTAATGAAATCAATGGGTTATGCTGGGGTGACTATAAGTAGCTTTAGTGCAAATCGAGCAGAGAAATCCTTTATAAATCAATGCTTTATAACATAACGCGTTATCTATACGGCAGTATGAGTTTAGCCTTTATTATCAATGACTTACGAACAATAGATATAAATCAAGCAATATCAATGACTTACAACACTAGGCCAATGTCACCCAGTGTTAGGCCAAATGTCTTGACAAATGTCAATAATTGTAACCCATGTATTACCATTTGATATACATGCGGATAGTTAGTCCGCAACCCATAGCGTGAACGATTAGATAACAGATAGATAGAACAAGAGAGAGATAGAGAGAGATACAAGAGCTTGCACTAGTCGCTCTAGGGTCCCTCTAGGCATGTGAAAACAGCATTTAATTTAAAATTGCTTTTCAAAAATACCGCTAAAGCGCCCCCGTTGTTGTTTGTCTCACGAACGTTTTGTTCAACTTATGGGACCCGCGAACTGGCGCAAACCCCATGTTTTCTGGAAAACTACGTAGTTGCGCTGAGAGACTCTAATATCAATAAGTTACGACCACTTTTTGTATCTCACACCGCTTATAGAATAGACACGCTACAAATGCGTAGTTTTAGACAGACCCAGTGTCGTCTCGGCGTGAGGTCCAGCTACCTCAGTTAACTATCGCCACCACAGATAACTCACCGACTGCTAGTTACCCTAAGTAACCAAAGCTCACAGACTGCTAACTAGAGTCCAGTTACACTGTATAACTAAAGTAAACTATAGCTTACTTATAATATATTTATAATAGATATAACTATAGATACTAAAGTATACTTTAGTTAAACAGCGAAGCTGTACATAAGTTAAACTATAGTACAGTTACACTGTCTTATCTAAGTAAAACTAAAGCTACTATTCGTTACTTAAGTATACTCAAGTAAAACCATAGTTACTCAAGTCATCCCTTACTTATCTATATTTCTCTGGTCCTATCAAAGGGCTTCTAGTCCCTATTGTTACATTAGGAGCCTATAGTTGGCTATCGAAACTGCTACATTTATCTCTGGTCTCGTATCAGCTAATCCTCCTGGCACTGATGCACTAGGGCAAGCTGACGACCACATCCGACTCATTAAGGGTGTCCTCAAGAACACATTCCCGAACCTTAACGCTGCCTGTAACGCTACCCCTCTGCAACTCAATGGTTACTTTGTACCTCAGGGTGCCATCATCATGTGGAGTGGCGCTAGTGCTCCCTCAGGGTGGGCGTTATGTGATGGAGGGACTTACAGTAAATCAGATGGCTCTGGTTCCGTTCAGACACCCAATCTCACCGATAAGTTCATCATAGCGTCTGGCGTTAAGGCCATAGGGTCCACTGGTGGTGCCTCTAGCTCCACACCGACGATTACCGTTACCAATGTTGGCTCTACGCTAACTCAAGCTAACCTACCGTCCTATAACCTTACTGTTACCGACAATGGTCATGTCCATACGGCAACGGATGCTGGACATCCTCATAGCTACAGTGCTCCCAATACGTCCAATCAGCAAGGTGGCGCACCAGGTAGTAGCTACACGTTCACTAATTTTGTAGGGACAGCGACATCATCTACAGGCTTCGCTAACGTCTCTATTGCCTCCGCAACGACAGGCATCACTGTAGCCTCTGGTGGCTCAGGCACAGCGCATACACACGCTAATACCGCTACGTCCTCTAGCGTATCTACAGTCCCACCTTACTACACATTGGCTTTCATCTATAAACTATAGGAGCGATTAGATGACTCTCGTTCCTATTCGTGACATAGGCAAACTAGGTGTTAACACCGACTGGTCACCCTTAGACCTACCAATAACTGCATGGACCTTTGGTTCCAATGTTCGCTTTATGGACAACCGCATCAAGCGTGGTCCTATCTTCAGTAAGATTAGTAACATTACGACGAACACCAGTCCAAGGTTCTGCCATAGCTACAGGCTGCTTAATGGAACCTTAGCGTTCCTATTGCTTAACCAAGATGGTTCCATCGTTAAGTGGGTAGCCTCTACTCCAGCAGCAACACCCGCTGAGACTAACATCAGTGCTACAGGGTGGACTGCTGATACAAAGCGTATCCCTTATACCTCAGAGTTTATGAATGAAGTCATTTACGTAAACAGAGGTGACCGTGTTCCTTGGGCTATGGGTACAGCCGATAGCACCTTCCAGACGTTAGCGAACTGGCCTTCAGATTGGCGGTGTGACGCTCTACGTTCCTTTGAGGGAGTGCTTGTAGCTCTTAACGTTACTAAGGGTGGCATTAAGTATCCCAACATGGTGAAGACATCTGAGTTCAGTGTCTATGGCACTGTACCGACCACCTGGGTAGCCGATACGACCAATAGCGCCACAGAGAACATTATAGCTGACCTCAATAGTCCCTTAGTCGATGGTGTTACCTTACGTGACCGCTTCATCCTCTATGCCTCTAATGAGACATGGGTCATGGAGTATCGAGGTGATAACCTCATGTTCAACTATAAGCGTCTCTTCTACGATAGAGGTCTTATAGGTCAGAACTGTGTCGCTGAGTATCAATCAGTTCACTATGTATTTGGTAATGATGACATCTGGTCTCACGATGGCTATCAGCATAAGTCGATTGCTGTAGGTCGTGTCCGTGACTTCATCTTCCAAAACTTAGTTAGATCAGAGTCACATCAGTTCTTCGCTCTTAATAACCCTAAGCTAGGCGAGATTATCTTCTATTACGTATCCAATGACCCTTACTGTCATTTCCCAGTAGGAGGCAATCGTGGATACCCTGGTTGCAATAGAGCTGCTGTCTATAACCACATCTACGACACCTGGACATTCTTTGATGTTCCCTACGTCGTCGGTGGATACGTAGGTGCAGTCTACACAGGTCTCACCTACGCAGAACAAGAGACACAAGCCTACGACCCAGTGACTGCCACCTATAACTCACTGTGTGATGAGACAGCTCGTTACTTGATGACTGTAGGTGTAGGACAGACAATAACTGGGGGAACCCTAAGTCCCGCTATTCGTCTCTTTGAGGATACCTCCGTAGCGTCAGCTATAGGCACTATCGATACCTTAGCGACAGCTCCCGTATTCCTAGAGAATAAACAGATGGACATGGATGACATCTCTAAGGAGCTACGTGGCTACAAAGTTGTAAACCAGATGTGGCCGGAAGGTACATTCGATGCAGGAGCACCCGCCATGACGTTTACATGGGGTTCTTCAGATGCCTCGAATGTTATTCCTGTTTACGGTAGCTCGATGACTTTCGATGGCTCTACGTACTCTAAGTTAGACTTCAATGCCCCTGGTAAATACCTGAGCCTTAAGATGACTTACAGTGGTGTTCAGTCCTTTAGCTTCTCTGGCTTCGACATAGATTATCAGGTGTTTGGACATAGATAATGGCTAGTAAACCTTTAGACACTTATATCAAAACACCACCACCATCTAATCCAGCATCTAAAGAAACTTACTTAGAGCAACAGTTAGGCTCAATAGAGAAGGTGTTACAGAAGCACACCAATACCATTGAAGAAAACTATGAGAACAATGTTGCCTCTATAACTGAAGAGCAAGGCGTGAGGGCAACAGCCGATAGCGCCTTAGCTTACAGCCTTCAGCAACTCTCTGCTACTGTAGAAGTAAACAATGCATCTACACAAGGACAGATAACAAACTTACAGACTGCTGCTGCTGACGCTTCGACTGCGACAGCAACTCAGTTACAGACTTTAACAGCTAAGGTTGACACCAATCTAGGGTCAACTAACGCCGCTATCAGTAACGAACAGAAAGCAAGAGCAACCGCTGACTCTGCCTTAGCCAACAAAATATCAAGCTTATCGTCAACAGTAGATTACAATAACACGCAATTATCAGCATCAATAAAAACAGAGCTAACAGCTAGAGCTACTGCTGATGCTGCTGAAGCGACTGCTAGACAAACATTAGAAACTACAGTTAACAATAATTATAATACGCTTAATTCAGCTATTATTACAGAACAGACAGCTAGAGCTAACGGTGACTCTACAAACGCTAGTGCAATTACCAGTTTAACAAGTACTGTTAATGGGAATAGTTCAAACATAACTACTCTTCAGTCAACTACTGCAAGCGTAACAGGTGCTTTATCTGCAACGTGGTCTGTGGTTGGAAATATTAATGGGACAACCGGTGGGCTTGTTTTAAGTGGCGTTAAAAAAGCTGATGGTACAGGCGCTACTTATGACCTTGAAATAAGTGCCAACACAAAAATATCAGGTAACCTAGTTGTAAATGGAACTATTACCGGCTCTAAGTTCTTAAGTGATGTAACTGGTACAGGCGACCTAATCAACACTACTAACGTTAAAAATAATGCGGTGTCTAACAGTGGCTCATCTCAAGGTGCCGGAACTGCATCTGCATCAATAACAGTTAGAGCAGGGGCTAGAGTTAGTGTTCTTGCTACTTATGCTGGTAACAGAAGTAACGGAACAGGTGGTGGTGGTAATATTTTAAGAGTTAGAGCAAATGGCGCTGACTTTCCCAATAACACAACATCTATCTTTTCAGTTGCACTTGTAACCGCAGCTTCCACCGTAGCTTACATAAGTAACACTTTTGTTGTTACTGGCTTAGTAACTAACTATGCCTCAACACCAGCAACACTCCTTACAATCTACAACGCAACATCAGACGGTGCAATTAGCTTTACTGCTGACTCTGGTGGTTGGAATGAGACCGTTTCTCTGTTGGTCATGGAGCTTGCAAAATGAACTTTTTGCGCTTCGATCCTGCAACAGGACAGATATTAGAAATTGGATATATGGAACAGGTGTTCATCCAACAAGAGATAGATGACGGTAAGTCTACTATGTTTTTTCAAGGTTACATCACACGAGATGGGTGGCAAATAAACCTTGAAACAAAACAAATAGAAGAAAAACCTTCGCTTTCTGTTGATCCTACATAAATAATACGGGGCTACTAGCTCCTAAGCGGGAGCACTCCCTTTGGCATCTTATAATTTTCTACCACAAATTCAGAACTCAACTTCTACGACCAGCAGTGCTCCAGGTGGACCACAGGCTGGTGCTTTAAACACAATTTACTCTGGCCTATCTGACGCCTACAATAAGTCAAACGCTATGGGTCCCTATAGCGGAAACTTCTATGCTGGCAGTAATCCGTTCTTAGACGGCGCTTACAATTTTGCTGGAAACTTCGCTCAAGGTAATGCAGCAAACGTAGCTAACAACCAGATAAACACTGGTCAGGGCCTTATGGCTAACTACGGGACTGCAACTAATGCAGCCAATGGCCTCTATAATTTCGCTAATCAGAATACACCACAAGCTAACATTAACGCAGCTAACCAATACGCTCAGAACCCTTATATTGACCAAGCAGTAAACGCAGCTACTTACAACGCAAATAGGTCTGCTGCTGAGAACGATATTCCTAACTTATATCGTGGAGCTGCTGCTTCTGGAAACATCAATTCTGACAGAGCTGCGTTAGCTCAAGGCGTAATTGGTCGTGGACTTGCGGAGAACGCACAGAACATTGGTGCATCCATGCGTCAAAACGCTTGGAACACTGGACTGAATGCTAACATTGCGACCAACAATCAAAACATGGGTGCTCTAGCTAACGCTGGTTCACTTGGTGCAAACCTTGGTGGCGCTGGTAGCTCTATGATGTCTCAGGGCATCAATGATGCTGCTAGTCTCTCTAAGCTATACGAGTCTGCTGGTCTTGGTATCCAAGGTGTAGGTGACCGTTCACTAGCCAATGACTACGCTAAATATAATTCAAACTATCAGTTCCCCTGGCAGAACCTTAATAATTACTACGGTATCGCCGGAAACAATAACTGGTGGGGAACAAATACGACTAACAACAGCTCAATAGGCTACAGCCCTGTTGCTAACCAACCGTCTTCTCCCGGTGCATTAGGTATCGCTGGAGCAGGTCTTGGTATGGCTGGCTCAATCGCTGGATTGTCAATGGGTGGTCCTGCTGGCGCTGCTGCTGGTGGAACAATCGGTGGAGCATTAGCAAAATCTATGGCTCCATCAGTATTCGGAAAACCATCTTAAGGGAGGATTACAATGCCTATGAAAAATCCTACCCTTGATGCTCTATTTCCAAGAGGTATCCGAAATTTCAACCCAGGTAACATTCAAGATGGATCATTCGCTAGGTCACAGCCTGGATACGTAGGGTCAGATGGGCGTTTCGCTCA